GGGCTCTCGGCGGCCTGGGTGACCTCGGCGCCGGGCTCGTCACCGCGCACGCGGGCGGCCATGGCTTCGATCTCGGCGGCGGCGGCCTCGGCCGCCTGACGGCGGGAGCGCTGCTCCTCACGGATCGCCTCGGAGCCGGCGGCCAGGGCGCGCATCTGCTGGAGGGAGTCGTCAGTGATCTCGTCCTGTGCGGACAGGGCCGCGAAGGTCACTGAGGAGACGCTGAGGGCTTCGGCCAGTACCTCGTCCTCCAGGGAGGTGAGGTAAGCGGCGTCGGAGAGCTGGGTGAGGTCCTGCGGGAGCTCGAACTCGGCCATGGGTCGGGTCTCCAGTGGGTTGAAACTGGGGACCCGGCCCAAAACCAGCGGTCTGCTAGGGGTGAATAGTAGCCGCCTACCAGGTGTGAAGGCAGGACGCTACTACCGGGCGGCCTTCGCCGGAGTGGCGGCGGCCGTGAGGGGGGAGCCGGAGGCGGTCAGGGCGGCGGGGAGCGGGTACACCACGGCTCCGCCACCGGTCACGCGGACCACGGCGCCCTCCTCGGCGTGGCCGTCCGCGGCGGCCTTGAGCGGGCCACGGTCCGAGGCGGTGCGGACCGTCGCGGAGGCGAGGACGACCGGGCCCCCATCGGCCTGGAGGATGACCTCGTAACTCCCCTTCGGCCACGAGAAGTAGACGGCCTCCCCCGTCTTCTTGTCCCGGACGACGCTCGTGGGGTAGCGGTCGGCCACGGCCTCCGCGGTGCCCTGGCTGGAGGAGGTGAAGGCGGCGCGGGTGGCCGTCCCGGCGTTCGGGACGACCTCGAACGTCTGGCGCCTGTTCTGGCACGCGCACGGCATGGCGTTGCTCCTTATCGGGGGGTGGTGGGTCAGAACGCGGCCGGGGTGCCGGCCGGGGTGGCGGCGAAGGCGGCGGATAGCCGCTCCACCTCCGCGCGCCGTTCCTCGTCCCGTGTCGCCTGGCGGCGGGTCAGTGCGTCCAGGAGGCCGTCCAGGAGCTCCGGCCGCTCCAGGAAGGAGGCGGTGATCTCCTCCAGGTCACCGGAGACGGGCGCGGGCGTGGGGGTCGGGCCGCTCGCGGAGGGGGAGGCGGCCGAGGGCGTGGAGGTGGGGACGTCGAGGTCCGTCACGCTCGGGAGGTCCGGGGCCGGGGCGAGCGCGGCGGAGGCGGCCAGGGCGTGGTTCGAGCGCTCCACCGCCGCGGCGATGAGCGGGGAGGAGTGCCCGGGCACGGGGACGGAGAGGACGGCGCGGAGCTGCCACTTACCGTTGGGGCCCTGCCTCATGTGGTAGCTCGGCTGGCATGCGGTGAAGACGGTCCGGTCCCACTGTGAGAGCCAGGGAGCGGCGGCGCCGGAGAACCACAGTCCCCGCTCGTTGAGGCCGCACGTGATCACTCCCGCGACCGTGCGGGTGTCGTCGAACTGGCATGACGCGGTGTCGCACTCGGCGCCGTCCCTGGAGTGCGGGACGTTCATCGTGTAGGCGCCGGCCCTGACGAAGGAGCCATCGTCCAGCTTGAAGCGGGCCCGGAGGAAGTGGGACATGTCCAGCTCGCCCAGGGACTCGATGGTGAGGTTCCGGCCGGGGAATCCGGCGTGCGGTTCACCGGCCTGTGCCACCCACCCGTAGATCCGGCCTCCCGAGTAGTGGACGCCGCCGCTCCCCGGCGGTAGCTCCTCCGCCGTGGGCTCGCGGAACCACTCCGCGGGCATGGGGTCCGCGTCCTGCATGGCCGACCAGGCGGAGGCGACGAGCTCCCCCATCACGTCGTCCGGGACCGGGTGCGTGTGCGGTACCCCGGCGGGCTCCACCGCGGTACCGGCGGCGGAGGCGGCCACCTCCTGGCCCTCGGGCATGGAGGAGGCGCCGGCGTAGAGGCCGGGGGCCATGCGCACCAGGTGTCCCGACTTCACGGCGCGGTTGAGGTGGTCCCGGGCTGTCTTGACGGCGACGCCGACCACGCGGGCCACCTCGGCCGGGCCCACGGGGGCCGGGCACGCGCGGACGTAGGCGATGACGCGCTGGTGGGTGTCCCCGGTGGCGGCCACCACCGGCTCCTCCACGTCCCCGGCCGCCGACGCCGCGGCCTCCGCCTCCTCGTCCAGGGGGTCCAGGACGATGCGGGCGCGGTCATACGCGGGCACGGCCACGAGGGTGGCGCCGCGGAGCCGGGCGCGGGTGATGCGGAGGAGGAGGTCTCCCGAGGTCTCGGAGTGCACGACCACCCCGGCCTCCGGGTCATCCGGGTCGCCGGCGGCGGCGGTGAGGACGCCGGCTCCGTCGAACGCGGCCCGTACGGACGCGGCGGTGACGGCGCCGCCGGGGCCGGTGATGAGCTGTGAGGTGTGGCGGATGCGGGCCGGGTGGCCGCCGGATGCGGTCCAGGCCGGGGCGGTGGAGGAGGTGAGCATCCATCCACCGTCGTCCAGCCGGAGGAGGGACGCGGAGGCGAGGGAGGCGGCCAGGACCAGGACGCCGTCCTCTCCCTCGGCCAGGGTGCGGTCCACGAACTCCACGTCCACGTCGTCCAGGTCGACGCTCACGCCGAGGGGGGCCTCCTCCTCCAGGAGCATGGTGGCCTCTGCGCCGGAACGCTGCGTGAGGTAGAGGACGCCCTCGCCGGTGATGCGGTCGCCGTCCCGGGCGATGCCGTTGATGGCTCCGGCGAGCTCGGCGCCCTCGTGGCCGCGGAGCATTTCGTCCGCGTACTGGAGGGGCCAGGGGCCGGGGCCGGACCACTCCAGGGCGCCCGGCGCGAACACGCGGCCGTCGCCGGTCTGCTGGTTCTCGAACGCCAGGGCGGCGTCTCCGGGGGTGGACCAGGCCCGTGTGGGCATCCCCGCCGCGGTCTCTTCGGTCATGGGCTCCTCCTCGGTCAGGGGGATGTCGATGTCATCGCCGCCGAACGCCAGGCGGACGCGGTCGAAGGTGATGGGGCCGAGCCGTTCCTCAAGGGCCTCCAGGAGGCCGGGGTCATCGCTGTAGGCGGCGCAGACGTGAGGCACCCACGGGGAGTGTTGGGTGGGGAGCTCCGGCCGCTCGTGGGTGTCCTCCAGGGCATCGGTGATGAGGGCGCGGACGAAGCCGAGCGTCGGCATGCCCTCCGGGCGGTCCCGGTCATCGCCCACCGCCCACACCCACGACGGGGAGTCAGTACCGGCGTTCCAGTGGTTCGCGCCGAACGCGTGGGCGGTGAGGGGGCCGCCGAGCTCGCCCACGCGGGCGCGGACACCGTTGGCGAGCTCGTTGCGCTGGTCCTCGGTCCAGTCGGCGCCGTTGTCCCCGAGGAAGTAGAGGGTGAGGTGGAGCTCCCCGGCGTCCTCCCCGCCCTCGATGGCGAGGCGCGCGGCGTCCTCGGCGGTGGGGATGAGCGCGATCATGCCGCCCATGAGGTGGCTCCCGTCTGCTGCGGCGGCCAACGGCCCTGGATTCGTAGGTGTCACCGGGGTGACCTCCTCGGATTTCGAAGCGTGGACCCGCGGGAGGTCCTTCGGTTCACCGGCTGTGGCGGTGCGGTCCCCGGCCCGGGCCAGGGCCAGGACGCACCGGCAGTTGATGACGAGCTCCGGCGGTGCGGTGGGGTCGCCGGGCGCTTGCATGGAGACGTCGGCCACCGTGAACGGCTCGTCAATGAGCCTCAGTTGCCCGTTCACGGCGTCGTGGGCGTCACGGACCAGCGGGTCCCGCCGGGTGAGCCACTGCTTCACCAGCGGCCGGTCCTCGCCCTCCAGGACGCGGGCGGCCTCCAGCGTGGCCGTGTTCCATGCCCGGGTGGCCTCCGTACGGGAGGTCCGCTCCTCCCGTACACGGCCGAGCTGCGCCCCGTCCCGGGCGAAGGCGACACGGAGACGCGCGCGGAGCTGGTCGACGGTCTCCCCGGCGTCCAGGCCCTCCGCGAGCTCCTGGCGCGCGGTCTCCGCCAGGCGGTCCCCCACGGCGCGGAGGAGGTGTTCCGTGGTGGTGGCGTACTGGCCGAGCGCGGCGGGGAGCCGGCCGTCGTCGTAGCGGCCGGGGAGGTCTCGCCACGTGGCGGGGAGGGTGCCGTCCACGGAGTCCGCGGCCTGGTGGGCGGCCGTCTCCACGACGCGGAAGAGGCGCCGCACGATCTGCGGCACGCGGTTGGACCACATGCGGGCGATACGGCCGATGGAGAACCGCGCGGCCACGAGCTCATCCGCGCCGTAGAGCGCGCGCGCGAACTCCTCCGCGACCTCCCGCAGGACGGTGCGGACGACGCGGGCCACGTCCCGCTCCGCCTCCTGGACAGCTGCCTCCAGCTCCTCATCCATGAGTGGCCGCCTCCTCACTGGGCGCCGGGGTGTTCGGGCACGGCCCGGGTACGGGGCCGATGTGCACGACCGCCGGGCCGCTGGAGAGCACGGCGCCGCCGGGGCCGTGGAGGGTGAGGTCCACGAGGCCCGGGAGGCGGTCCAGGCGCGTGGTGCGCAGGCCTTCGCAGTCCGGGCATAGGTCGAGCTGGTGAACGTGGTCAGGGACGCGAGAGGACCAGTCGTCAGCCACGGGCGCGCTCCCCCTCTCGGCTCGGATGGGTGGCCCTGTCCGGGGTGTCCTCGGCGTCGTGGCGGGCGTTCTCCCGGCGCCTCCAGGCCACCAGCTCCTCCCATAGCTCGATGCCAGGGCAGGCGGAGCAGAAGCCGTGTACGCGGTGCGCGGAACGGGAGTGCCCGGGCGGTGCGGTGTGCTCCGGGGGCCGGCCGTTGGGTGAGCTCTCAGCCACGGTTCTCACCCGCCTCCGGTGGGCGGGCGATGACGAACGTGCCGACGTCCACCAGGCCGTTGACGCCCTCGGCGGTGAGCCGGACCTCGGCACGGGCGTGGTCGGGCGCGCCGACCAGGGCACGGGCCGCCTCATCGAACACCCGGCGGAGGGTCTGGCCGATGAGGTCGTTGAGCGAGGGGAGCTCCACCGGCTCCGGGACGGTGACGGCCCGTCCCTCGTGGACGAGGTATGTCCCGGCGTCCGGGATCGCCACGAACCCGTCCTCCGGCTGGCAGTAGCAGGCGTGCGCCTGGCGGAGGAGGTCGGCGAGCTCCGGCACGGCGGGCGTGAACGGGTTAGCCACGGCGCTCCCCCTCCTCGGGCTCGTCGCAGATCTCACACCCGGCGTAGCTGCCGATGACGGCCACCCCGGCCGGGGTGAGGAGGAGGACGTCTCCGGTGAACCGCGTCTCCGCCTTGCAGACGTTGCACCACCCGGGGCGCGGTGGGCCGGGCTCCACGTGGACGGTGAGCACCGGCGGCGGGACCGGCTGGTGACGGGGGGTCATGCCGCCACCGCCAGGCACGAGGTGCGGAGCGCGCCGGGGGTGAGGTCGAAGTCGTGGGCGATGCCCGCGGCGATGAGCTCACGACAGTAGGCCTCCAGGGAGGCGGCCAGGCACTCCGCGTCCAGGCCGTACCGGTCGGCCACCTCCGGCAGGCGCGGCCAGGCTCCGTCCAGCAGGCGCCATTGCTCGACCTGGCCGGGCTCCACGCGGAGCACGGTGTGGAGGTGGGCGGGCTGGATCTCGCGGGCCCGGGCCCGCTCGGAGCGCGGGCACGCCGGCGTCTTGCGGAGCTTTTCCCCGGCGGCCGCGAGCGCGGTCCAGATCAGTCCGTCCGCGGCCTCCAGGACGGCCGCCGGGAGGGCGCCGGTGGCGGAGGCCGGGAGCGTGCTCGGCTCGCCCTCGGTCTCGTCCACGGGGAGGTCCGTCTCCTCCTGGCCGGTGTCCTGTCCTGGTTGTCCCTGGTCCTCCTCGGCCCTGCGGCGTGCGGCCTCCCGGCGGCGGGCGGCGGTCTCCTCCGGGGTGGGGGCGTCGCTCTCGTTGAACCCGGTCTCCCGGCGGAGCGCGGCGGCGGAGATCGCGCCGGCCTGGAAGACCTCCAGCGCGGTTTGGGAGCGGTTGCCGCGGACGCGGAGGCCGCTGGTGTCCGTGGCGACCACGCACCGGGCGGCGTCCTCCACGTTGCTCGCCTGGAGGAGGGGGCGGAGCCACTGTGTGGTCAGGGCGTAGGAGACGGTGTCCAGGCGCGGCTGTACGCCGAGGGTGACGGCCTCCTCCTTCAAGGCCCAGACGCCCCAATGGTTGATGCCGCCCATGCCGAGGACGACCTCCGCCGGGGTGTCCAAGCCGGTGGCGAAGCGGCGGATCTGCTCATCCCTGAGCTTCAAGGCCAGCTCGTCGAAGTCGGATTCGAACGTGAGCCGCTTGATGGCGGCGATGTGCTCGGCGGGGACTTCCAGGATGATCGGCACCGTCGCCGCGGCGCTCTCCGGCTCGCGGTAGGCGGTCTCCGCGACCTCCATGAACACCTCAATGAGGTCATCCTCGGCGTCACCCTGGACCGGGGTGGAGGGGAACCGCGTCCCCTGCGGCACGAGGAGGACGCCGCGGCCCGTGAGGCGGGAGCGTGCGACGGCGGCCACGGCGGCGTTGAGGAGGTGTAGCTCCTCCAGGAGGCCGATGGAGGCGCGTACGGGTGAGTCGGCCTCCAGGTAGCGGCGGGGGTGCGGTTGCCACACGCGGATGGCGATGGGGTCGGAGTCGTCCGTGTTGGCCGGGTCCGGGTCGGCCGGCGGGATCTCCACGGGGTCCCCGTCGATCTCCGCAATGAGCTTCTGTCCCTGCGGGCGGATCTCCTCGACGGAGAGGACGTGCCAGTCCTGGCCGCCGTCCTCACGCGGGCGCACCACGATCCATCCCTCTCCAGGGACGACCAGGTGAGGCCCGAACCCGCCGAGGAGCTTCGCCTGACCTTCCGGGCCTCCGGCGATCTCCGCGACGATCTCCGCGGCCGGGTGGTCGCCCGGTAGGGGCTCGATCGTCTTGCCGTCGTCCGCGAGGCGCCCGGCGTAGAGGGTGGCCGCGCTCATCGCGCCGGAGATCCACTGTGCGGCGAACCGGACCTCCGGGGTGGAGTCGTAGAACGCCCACGCGCGTTCCTGCCAGCCGGAGTTGGGGGCCTTCGACTGGCCGCCGCCCCGGAGTTTCCGGGAGGTGTAGCGGGAGGCGGCGGCGGTGATCACCCGGCGGGGCGGAGCGGTGTTCACGATGCCGCCTTACGGGAGTCGTCCCACCGGTTGAGGAGGACGGCGCCGCCGGCCACCGCGAACCACTCCAGGCCGTGGACCAGGAGCGGCGCGGCGTGCCACTGGCCGGTGGCCAGGAGGTAGGTGAGGAGCGCAGCGCCGGAGAGCCACCACCCGGTGCAGTAGACGCAGGTGATGAGCGTGACGATGGCGGCCCGGAGGGAGGACTCCGGGCGGCGGGTCTGCCAGTCGATGACCCGGTCTCGTACGGGGTCCAGGATGGTGTCATGGACGCCGAGCTGAGTCAGCCGGTACCCGGCGAGCGCTAGAAAGATGAGCTCGTGAATTCCGATCATTTCCGCCCCTTGCATGATCCGCCGTCGGTCGGCGGAGCATCATAGGCCAAGGCGCGGTAATTCCCGGCGGCCATATCCCCAGGTCAGAGCCACGGATTAGATCAATGCCGGGGTTTAGCGCGTAGTAATTCTGATCAATTCCGTGCGGGATTCTCCGGCGAATAGAGGTAGAGTGCGCGGCACGGGGCCCGGCGGTTATGCCGATGCAGCGTCCGGACGGCGTGGGACTACGCGCCCCACTGGCCGCCGCCCGTCCCGCCCTGGTGGCCCTCGTCCGGAGCGGGACTCTCCGGCCGGGGGCCCGCCTCGTCCTCCTCGGCGGCCACGGCCACGTAGGCCTCCACGGCCTCCAACCCGTCCAGGACCGAGCGGCGCGCCAGGTCGGCGGCCACGCGCGGGCCGAAGCCGAGCGGCACGAACACCACACGGGCGCTGAGCTCCGCCCTCGTCGGGGCCGGCGGTACCAGGCCGCCCGGCACGTACTCCTGCTCCACGCTCACGCCTCCGCCCGCTCGGCGTACACGGCGGCCCACGCCCGGATGAGCTCCATACGCACGGCCATGGCGCGGATCGTCATGCCGTACGCCTCCCCGTCCGGCTCCAGGCCCTTGAGGAGGTCCGCGTCCCGGGCGAAGTCGTCCAGGACGCCCCGCATGATGGCGATCCCGGCCAGGACGAACGGGTTCGCGCCGGGGTCGGAGTGCCACTCCCACCACTCGGAGGTGATCGGTAGGCCGTCCCCGGTCAGCCATCCGGCGTGCTCGCTGGAGAGGTGGAGCTCCGGTGCGCCGGGGTGGAGGGTGCGGCGGGCGTGCTCGCTGCGCTCGTGGGCGTCCAGGGCGTCCCGGAGGTAGCCGACCGGGTCCTCCAGTGCGCGCCGGGCGGGCGGCATGACTCTGGTCACGTAGACGTCGCCCGCCGCGCGGACGGCGTCCGCGGTGATGTCCCCGGAATCGTGGAGGTCCAGCGCGCGCCATACGAGGGCCAGGCGCCCGGCGCGGTCGCTGGCCGATACCTGCCACTGGCCGAGGCTCCTCACGAGCTGCCTGGTGTCTCTGGCCGCCTGGTCCACGCCGAGCTCCTGGAGTCGGGAGGCGACGCCCTCCAGGGTGTCCGTCCGGGCCGCGAGCTCCGCCAGGCTCCCGGCGTGGTCGTGGATGTGGTCGTGGCTCCCGCCGCTCATGGCTACCCCTTCTGTCACGTGCGGCGGGTGAGGGTACGGGACGCCGGGGCGTGCTGGTGACGGGAAGGCGTCGGCCCCCAACCGCGAAGGCAGTTGGGGGCCGGTGTGACGGTTTCGACCGGTCGGCATCTTGGCTACCCGAGCACCTGTCGGACCTCATCCGCCGGCGGCTGACCCCTGCACCATCGAGCGCCGCAACCCCGGGAGGAGTTGAGTCGGGGGGGTGGGTGCCGTTCTTCCCGTATCCCGATCGCGGCCGCAGGTACGCCCAGCCAGGCAGAAGCCAGCGTAGCGGGCCGCGCTGACGTACGCGGCTCAACCGGCGCTGTCCGCCTGCCCCGTGACGGGTGGCCACGGATTCCTGGTGCGTGAGCGCCCCTCCGCCTGAGACCCTTGATCTAATTCGCGTTGAGGGGCAGGAGCACAAGCCGTGATCATCCTGGATACGTGCATCCTCCGGGGGCTCTCCCTGGAGGACAGCAGCGCCGACTTTCTCCGGACCATCCGGGCCATCGGCAGGGACGGGATTGCCGTTGCCGCGGGCGCGGAGGTCGTCGCCGTCCCGTGGATGGTGCTGGAGGAGTTGGCCGCTCAGCACGCTGTGAAGTACGCCGAGAAGCACGCGGCGGCGGTCGCGGCCATTGAGTCCGTCCGTCAGCTCACGCCGTGGGGCCTTGATGCCTCCCTCGCTCCTCTCGACCTGGAAGCCGTCCGGGAGCACTGGCGTAAGACGTACAGCGAGATCACGATCACGCTCCCGACGAGCGAGGGCGCCTTGCGTGAGGGGGCGTTCCGGGAGGCGAACGTCCTTCCGCCGTGCAAGGTGGTGAAGGGCGTCAAGGTCGGCGCCCGGGACGTGGCGATCTGGCTCTCAGCGATTGAGTACGCGCGGGAACACCCGGACGAGACGGTCTACTTCGTCAGCTCCAACACGAAGGACTTCACGGACGGTTCCTCCTACGCGGCCCCGATGGACCAGGACGTGGAAGGCCTCGGGGGCCGGTTCGTACACCTCACGAGCCTTGATGAGGTGATCTCCCGGCTCACCGAGCCCGCGGAGACGGATGAGGAGCTGGTGCGGAAGATCCTCGAATCCGAGGGCGTCCTCCGGATGATCTCCCACGAGACAACGTCACGGGGCGGCGTCTTCTGGTGCACAGCGGGCGTGGGGGACCTCGGGCGGGAGAGCATCGACGTCCAGGCCCTCGGGATGCTCGTGGCAGAGGCGTCACTCGGCTCCGTGGCGGACATAAAGACGTACCAGATCGCTGGACACATGTGGTCCACGGCGGTCGTCGAGTGGCACGTCTCCGGGCTCGCTGTGCTCAATGACTCGGCGAGGACCGTCGTGAGTGCCGGCCTGTCATGGACGACCTCAGTTCTCTTCACGCCGAGCCTTGAGGAGCCGCGCCTCACGGTCCTCCGGAGTGACCCGCCCCGGCCGATCGGCGCCGCTCAGCTCGAAGCCCTCGGGCCGCTGCGCACGGGGCCTCTCTCGTTGCGTGAGTGGATCGGGGAGTACGGGCTCACGGAGGACGAGGTCCAAACGCTCCACCGCTACCGGGGGAACCGGAGGTATGAGGGCGCGTTGGTTCGGAAGACGGCGCGGCAGAGCGCCATCGAGCGGCGGCTCATTGGTCTGATGAAGCAGTGGCGCGCTGAGTCGCAACCGGAATAGGTGCGGGCAGCGCCGCCTCCGCCTACAGATAAGCGCGTCCCGGGAGCGCTGCGCCCTCCTTACCAGGCCGGAGCTCCACGAACGCCATGACGGCGGCGGTGACGGTAAGGGCCACGATGTAGACGCCGCCGAGGAAGTCCGGCGTCCCCTCCACGTCATCGTTGCCGACCATGGCCAGGACGACGACCTCCAGGACGGTGCCGGCGGCGAAGGCCAGGAACATGGTGCGCGCGCGGGCGGTCTTGCGGGTGAGCATGAGGTAGAGGAAGGGCGCGAAGGACGCCAGTCCGGCGGTGATGAGCGGGATGATCGTCCAGACGATTCGCTTGAGCATTCCGATCCTTTATCAATCCGGGTGGAGTTCTCGGCAGGGTGCCCGCCCCGGGACGGCTCCAGGGGCGTTGTGATCAGTCTGTGACGGTGTGGGTGCGTTGCGGCCCCTCACCCGCCGCCGAGGCCGCCCGGCCCGTGATCCCGGTACCCCGGTTCCGGCCCCGGCGGTCGGCGCACCTCGGCAACATAGGGCCATGGATCACAAAGACGACACCCTGGACACCGATGCCGCCGCGCGAGTGCACTACGTGGACCCGAGGGTCCGCCTCCTGGCTGAGGCCCGGTGGCGACTCGAGACCGGGGGCACGCGGCAGGACTGGCTATCCCTGGGGAAGGACAACCCGGCGGCCCTGATTCAGGAGGGACGCGACTGGACCCGGGGGGCGGTCGCGGCGGGGATCATCCCCCCGCCGGACCCGCGGCCCGGCTCACCGGGTGCGTGAGCCTCCGCCGCCGAGGGTGCGCCCGTACCTGGAGGCGCCGGACGCCTGGCCGCCGGCCTGGCCGCGCCGGGCCGGGGAGTGGACGGAGGAGGCTTTCATCCACTCGCCGGCGAACGCCATGACCACGGTGTCTCCACGGTCCGGGCTCCGCCCCAGACGCTTGACCAGGTCCTCCTTCGGCTCCACGCGGATCTTCGGCGGGACGCCGGTGGTGGTGTCCCACGTGGGGGCGGTGAGGTCGGCCAGGAGCTCGTCATCCGGGGGGAGCCTGATCTCCGAGTCGTACGCCGGGTCCAGGAGCTCCCTCATGCGCCAGTAGGCGGCGGAGCGGGTGTTGACGAACCCCCACTCCGCGTCTCGGGTGCGGGCCTTCGTCTTCGCCGCGCCGGTGTACGCCAGGACGGGGACGCCGAGCTCCCGGAGGCGGTCCACGACCCCTCCGCCGACGCCCATGGAGTCGACCACTGGAGAGATGTCCCCGGTCTCTCCCACGGCCGCCTGGACGCGCGCCGTGGTCTGCATCGTGTCTTCCTTGTCGTGGATCTCCAGCTCCACGACGGTGACGCCCCACCGGTGAGCGAGGACGGTGGAGTCCCCGCCGAAGCGGGCGACGTCGACGCCGGTGAAGCGCCGGCCCTCCAGGTCCGGGCGCCCGGCCTGGTCCCACTCGTGCCACCGCTCCACGGCGGCCTCCACCCACGCGAGGGGGATGACGGAGTCCTCGTCCGCCGAGTGGAAGTCACCCAACACGCGGTTGGCGTACATCGCGGAGTCGCGGCCCCACTGGCGGGCGCGCTGCTCCGCCCACTCCGGGCTGATACGGCCGGCGGCGATGGCCTCGGCGAGGGTGACGTGCCGGACGTACCAGTCCTCCAGGCCGGGGGCGCGCCGGTGGATGTCGTAGAACCGGCCGGCCGGGGGCCCGGGCGTGGAGATGGCGAACGCGAAGGCCTCGGGGAGCTGCCCGGGAGGGCCGTCCGTACGGCCGCCGGAGAACGCGCCCTCAATGGCATCCCAGGTGCCGTCCGGGACGATCTTCGCCTCGTCGATCAGGTAGAGGAGGGAGTCAGCGTGGGCGCCCTCGATGAGCTCCGGTTTGTTGGACGCCACGGGCGTGGCCGCGCCGTTCTCGAGTTTCAAGTTCAGGGCCAGGAGCTCCGTCCGCTCGGAGAACGGCTCCCGCCCGACCTGGTCCCACCGGATGCGCTTCGCCCACTTCCGGAGCTCCGGCACGAGGTAGATCGCGAGGTGGCGCCACGCGGAGGCGGTCATGATGACCTTCCAGTCGATCCCCGCGGCCTCCCTGGTGGTGGCGAACCAGAGCACGGCGATGGCGGCCTGTGCCGTCTTCCCGAGGCCGTGAGGACCGCGCACGGCGACGCGGCGGTGTACGGGGATCGCGCCGAGGACGTCCTCCTGATAGGCGGTCAGGCCCTCCCCGGGCTCCCACGCGATGCAGTCCCGGGCCCACCCAACCGGGTCGTGCATGTACCGGATGACCCGCTGTGAGTTCTTCCGGGCCCGGGCCTTGCGTACGGCGTCCCGGACCTCCCGGAGCGCCATGACGTCCCCGGCGCGCACCAGCTCCAGGACCTGACGCTCAATGTCCCCCCGGGACCTCACGTCCCGTCACCCGCGCCCCCGTCGTCTCCCTCCAGGAGGGCCAGGATCTCGTCCCCGAGGCGCTGCGCCTCCACGTTGATGCGGGTGGGTGCCTTCGTGCCCTCGACGTCCGCGCGACCGGCCAGGCACTTGAGGACGATGTCCGCGGCTTTCTTGTCTTTCTCCTGGATCGCGAGGGGCCAGAAAGCGGCCTGGAGCCGGTCGTAGCGGGCCACGGTGAGGGCGCGTAGCTCCTCCACGTTCTCCGTCTGCTCACGGAGGTTGGCTTTCAGGGCCTCGCTCACGGCGGTGCACGCGGCACCCGGCGAGGCGTAGCCGACGCGGTCAGCGATCGTCGCCCAATCGACACCGGCGATCCGGAGCGCGGTCGCCTGCGCCCTCTTCCTCGCCGCGGCGGCGCGCTGCGCTTTCGATGCGCCCATGAGCCCCCCTCACTTTCCAGAGTCTTATGGGTTCCAGAGACGGCCGCGCCGGGTGGGCCTCCCGGGCGGCCGTGAACGGTGTCGGCCTACAGGCCGGTGGGGGTGGCGAACGCGCCGAGGACCACCCAGGAGTGCCAGCGGAACAGCACCTCCGCGCAGCACCAGCCGGCGTCCGTGACGGCCTGGTGGAGCGTGGCCTCCGGGTAGGGCTGGAGGACTCCGCGGAGCGCCCTCGCCTTCGCGCGGATCGCGGTGTCCGTGATGCCGTGGGCGGCCTTCCAGTCGTGGGAGGCGTCGGCCGCGATCTCGGCCCAACGGGAGTCCGGCGGGCGGACTTTCTCCGCCACGAGGAGGGCGCCGGTGGAGGAGGCGGCCTCCCGGGCGCGCTGGAGGACGGTGACGCGGTCCGCCAGGGGGAGGAACTGGAGGGTGAAGAGGGCCAGGGAGAGGTCCGCTCCACTGTGCTTGAGCGGATCGTTCTGGAGGTCGGCGTGGACGTACTCCACGGCCGTGTTGGAGAGGCCGGCCAGGCCCTCCGCGGCCCGGTCCAACATGGTGGCCTCGTTGTCGTAGAGGACGGCGCGGAGGCGGCGGTCCGGGTGGCGCCCGGCGATGCGGTGGACGGTGATCCCGGTGGAGGCGCCGAGGTCCGCGACGAGGCCGCCGTCCGGGAGGAGCCAGTCCGAGGCCTCCGCCACGAGGTCCTGGATCGCGTCGTAGAACGGGACGGAGGCGCGGACGTGCTCGGGGAAGACGGCCGCGACCTCCGGGGTGAACTGCCACCCTCCGGTCTGGAAGCGCTCGGCGATGTCCCCGGCCGGGGAGGTGGGCGCGGCGGCGGTGTCAGCCGTAGAGGCGGGTGTGTTCAGCACGGTAGTACCTCACGGGGTTGGGGAGGGCGCTGGCGATGGCCGTCTTGAGGCCGAGGCCGTCTTGGAACGCGACCTTCGGCCGGCTGGTGACGGAGGCGGGGAGGCGGCCGGTGTAGGCGCGCTGGAGGACGGCCTTCGGGCGGGAGGGCCCGTCCTGGACGGCGTCACGGGGCATCGACAGGGCGAGGGTGACCACGTCGGGGTCCAGGAAGGGCAAGCGGCCTTCCACGCTGTGGGTGAGGAAGGCTTTGTTGACGCGGGGGAAGTTCTTCACCGCCTGTGCGGCGATGAGGTCGCGGCGGTAGGCGTACCAGCCGGAGGTGGCGAGCCCGTGATAGGCGAACCCGTACGACGCCCATAGCTCGTCGCTCCCCTCCCCGGAGTAGGTGACGCGGAAGCCGTCCGCGCGGATCGCGGCCGCGAGCTGGAGGCACGCCCATCCGATCTCCACCTGTGCTTTGTTCGGCTGCTCGATGTGGTGGATGACGGTGGAGAGGTCGTCTGCGGTAGGGACCGGGATGTCGACCTCCACCAGGCGCACGCCGAGCATGTCCGCGGTCTCACGTGCACACCGCAGGTCCCGGGAGCGGGGGTCCAGGCGGGCGGTGTAACAGGTGAGGTCCGGGTGGTGGCGGGTGAGCTCAAGGGCGATGGCGGCGGAGTCGACGCCGCCGGAGAGGAGCGCGCATACGGGGACGTCCGCGATGATGCGGCGGTCCACGGCCCGGGCCAGGGCATGGGCCAGGTCGGCGGAGGCCTGGTCCGGGTCGGTGGGCCGGGGGCGGGCGGTGAGCCGGTGATAGGCGTGCCGGGTGACGGCCGGGCCGTAGAGCTCCCACCACTCGCCCGGGCCCACGTCAACCACGGCTTTCCCACAGCGCCGGCCGAGTGCGCGGAAGGCTTTCAGCTCGGAGGCCACCAGGAGCGGGGCGCCGCGGTGGACGTGGAGCGGGACCTCCCCGTGGCGGTCGCGGGCGGCCATGAGGACGCCGGGGCGGCGGGCGTCGGTCCAGGCGAGGCCGTACATGCCGTCCAGCTCCGGGAGCGCGGCCTCCGGGCCGAGCACGCGGAGGGCGGCCGCGACCACCTCCGTGTCCCCCGTGGTGGACCAGGTGCGGCGCGGGTCCACGGCCTCCACCAGGGCACGCACCCGGGCGGCGTTGAACAGTTCGCCGTTGTAGACCAGCGTCACGGGGCCGTCCCGGTACGGCTGGTCTGAGCGTGCCTCGGGGTCCTGGATCGCCAAGCGGGTGTGGCCCAGGGTGACGCCGTGCTCCTGGACGACGGCGGCGGAGTCCGGGCCCCGGTGGGTGAGGGCGGCCACGGCCGGCGCCAGGTCCAGGAGGCCGGCGGCCGCGATGATCCCGCACACGGTCAGATCACCCCGCGTTCGCGGAGGGGGATGAGGACCTGGTCCCGTACGGCGGCCGCGATGTGGCTCATCATCACCGGGGGGACGGCCCGGCCGATGCGCTCCCACCGCTGCTCATACGTGCCGGTGAGGACGAAGTCGTTGGGGAACCCCGCGATGGGGCGGAGCTCGGCGAGGGTGAGTTTCCGGGCCTCGGCGTAGTGGGTGACGGAGGCCTTCGTGACGTTCCCGCCCTCCGCGGTGATCGTCTGTGAGGGCCGGTCCGGGTCCATGCGCTTGAGACTGAAGAACCGTTCGGAGGAGCCGCCGCGCGGGGTGTCGCGCCAGGCCTCCCCGATCGCGTACCGGCCGATGTGGATGTTCTTTCCGGTCTCCGGGTCGTGCGTGATCTCCTGGCCGTCCTCGGGGTCCAGGACGCGGAAGTGGTAGCTGTTGATCGCGTCCGTGCCCACGGTGATTGCCGGGCTCGGCTGGTCGGTGACGTCGCCCTGGCCGCGGTTGCCGGAGGTGTCGTGGACGAGGCGGGGGACGGCGGGGAGCGCGTCGCGGACGGTGTACGTGTAGGGCAGCGGCCGGGGGAACGCCGGCGCCATGTCCAGGTCCTCCCGGACGCCGACGAAGATGAGCCGTTGCCTGCTCTGGGGGACGCCGAGGCGGGAGGCGTCCAGGAGGCGGGCCTCCACGCGGTAGCCGCAGGCCTTGAGCGCGGCCAGGATCTCCAGGAAATAGCCCTTCGCGGTGCCCTTGACCAGGCCGGAGACGTTCTCCGCGACGAAGGTCCGCGGCTGGAGCTCGCGGAGGATGCGGGCGTACTCGAAGAACAGATCGTCAACGCGCTGGACGGTGTCCGAGTAGGGCTTGACCTTCCCCCACCCGGCCTCCCGCTTACCCATGGTGGAGAACGCGGCGCAGGGAGGAGAGCCGTCGTAGAGGTCCACCTCCCCGACGGCGAGGCCGGTTGCGGCGCAGATGTCGGCGGCGGTCACTTCGCGGATGTCCCGGGTGTCCAGGACGGTGTGGGGGGCGGCGTTCGCCCGGTAGGTCTCCTGTGCGGCCGGGATGAACTCCGAGGCCCACAGCATCCGGAAGCCGGCCATGCGGTAGCCGAGGGAGCTCCCGCCGCAGCCGGAGAACGTGGTGACGCCGTTGAAGCCGTTCCAGCCCATGGCGGCGATCTCGTCCATGGTCGGGACGCGGTACGGAGGCTTGCCCGCGGCGGCGGCCGGGGACGCGGCGGCCGAGCGGGTACGAGGGCGGGGGCGGTGGCGCGGGCTCATGACGGCTTCCCGGACCACACGTACTCGCAGCGCGGGCACTTGTACTCCGTGGGTACGTCCTCGTCGTACGCCGGGAACTCCTCCTCCCCGGTCTCCAGCGGGGGGACGGCGTGGGCGAGTTGGCGGACCTCGGCCTCCGTGTAGCCGGTGCCCTCGTAGCCGTCCTCGTCGAGGTAGGACAGGAGCTCCGCGAGGGCGTCCCGGTCGTAGTCGCCGGCGTCGTTGGCGCGGTTGTCCACGAGGTTGATCCGGCGGGCGGTGTCGTCGTCGCAGATGATCACCTCACAGCGGGCGGCCGGGGTCCAGTCCTCGCCGTGGCAGACGCCGCACGGCCGCTCCTCCCCCTGGTGCCGGGTGGTGTAGTCACACGGGCCGGGGCCGTGGAGCTGGAGGGCTTGCATCGTGTGGTTACCCGCGAGGACGACCAGCGGGCCGTCCGGCGGGACGTGCCGGACGACCAGGCCGCGGTACTGCCCGTTCCTCTTGAGGCTGGAGAGGATGAGCTCCACGTCCCCCCGCCTCGCGTTGCCCTCGAACGGGGTGAGCTGGTCCAGGGGGATCGTGTCTGTGCGCACGTGTGTTGCGGGTGGCATGGGCGTTACTCCTGGTCGCGGAGGGGTCGGCGGCCCTGGAGGATAAGCGCCCGTCATGATCACTTTGGCGGTCGTGGAGGGGGCCCGTGCCGGTCGGGCCCTGGCCTGGTCAGGAGGCGGTGGTCACTCGTCGATCCCGGCAGACTTGAGGAGGGCGGCGATGGAGACCGTGCCGTCCGGGGAGTGCCGGGAGTCGATCACCGCCACGAGGGCGCGCAGTGCGCGGAGGACGATCTCCGGGGACTCCAGGCCCGGGAGGACGTCCCGGGCGGTCGCAATGAGGCGGGCCGTCTCGTCCCGGTCGGCCACGGGGTAGGTGAGGATCATGGAGGCGTGGCCGGGCGGTGGAGGCGGCAGCGTCTCCCCGCTGGTGGCGTCGGTGCTTGAGGTGGTCGGCTCCCCGGCCGGGGCCGTGCTGGCCGGCGCCTCCCCCTGCTCCTGGCCGCCGTCCTCCTCCGGCTCCGGCTCCTCCTCGGCGTCCTCCTCCAGGTACTGGAGCAGGTCCTCAAGGTCGTCGTCCGTGTAGCCGGTACCGGCCAGGTCGCCGTCCATGGACTCCAGGAGCTCCGCCAGGGCGGCGTCCTCGTAGTCCCCGGCGTCGCTGGTGCGGTTGTCGGCCAGGACGATGCGGCGGGCCGTCTGGTCGTCGCACTGGTAGACGGCGATCTGCGCGGAGGGCTCCCACTCCTCACCGCGGCAGAGGGCGCACGGGCGCTCCTCCTCCCCTACCCGGGTCACCCGGCCGCAGGGGCCGGGGCCGTGGGAGTCGATGGCCTGGAGGGTGTGGTTACCGGCGAGGACGACCAGTGCGCCGTCCTCCTGCTCCCGGACGACCAGGGGCCGGTACTGGCCGTTCGCGGTCAGGGACTCCAGGATCATCCCGACGTCACCGCGGCGGGGGTTGCCGGGGTAGCCGGTGAGGTCTCCGACGGGGAGGGTGTCCAGCCGCTTGAAGGTGGCGCCGGTGGGTTCGGTGGTCGTGGTCACGGGTCTCTCCTGGTGGGGCCGCGGGTAGGGCCGCAGGAGGATAGGCGCCCGTGATGATCACTTCCGGGCGGGGACCGCTTCCGTCTCGCTCGGGGCGCTGGCCTCCGGCTTCACGGCCCACCAGTAGGGGTCCCACGGGTCCGTCCCGGCCTCGATGACCGGGCCGGTGTTCAGGGCGGTGAAGGCGTGTTCCTCCGGCACGGGGCGCCGCTCGATGGGCAGCGTGAGGCACGTCAGGCAGAACGGTTCGGGCCGGACGGCTGGGGCGTCCACGTGGACGCCGTGCGGGTGGAGGCACCGGCAGAGCGCGTCATCGGAGGCGAGGTGCGTCATGGGCGCATCTTCCCAGCTGCGGCGCGGCGTGAGGGCCCGCGCGGGTGAGGTCCCTCCGGTCTTTCTGACGGACGTGTGAGGGCCCGCCGGGCGGTGCGCCGGGCGGGCCCTGCAGAAAGGCGGGGAGGCGGTCAGACGGTGGCGGGTGTGAGGGCTGCGCGGAGCTGGTCCACGTCCGCGTAGCCGATCTCCGTGCCCCAGAAGTCGCGCTCGTGCCAGACGATCCACGGGCCGGTGAGGCGGAGGTGATCTCCGTCCGGGGTGACGGTCCACTCAGCGGGCGCGGCCGGCCCGGTGTCGCCCGGGGCGAGGGTCCAGGAGGTGTCCGGAGCGGCGGGCCTTCCCTCGGCCTCCCACCGGGGCCAGTGCGGGTGTGTGGTGACCTGGTCGAGGGCGGCCAGGAGGGCAGGGAGGTCCGTGGTGGGGAGTACGGCCTCGTACCGGCCGGCGCGGGTGGAGGGGTCCGCGCCGCGGCGGTTGAGGTAGAACGACTGTCCGCGCATCTCTACGCGGTACGGGCCCATGGAGGGTGTGGGCTCCAGGCAAGCGCCCATGGTGTGCTCCTTCGGGTGGGTGCGTCGGCGGTCAGGCTACGGGCGGCGGGCGGGCGCGGGCTGGTCTTTGAAGGGGTGGGCGGCGCTGCGGTGATGGAAGTGCTTCACGACGAGGGCCGGCCAGTCGGTGTCCTGGTGCTCGCGCGGGGAGACGGGGGTCCGTTCCCAGTCTTGCGCGCCCATGTCGTCCGCGAGCATGGCCTCCGCCAGGCACTCCCCGCACACGCCGGTGGCCATGTTCCAGTCCCGGTCCGCCGGCTTGTGGTCGGGGTGGACGGTGTCGTGGCGGAGTGAGGCCTCCCGGAGAAGACGGGGCCAGTCCACGACGCGGACGGCGCGCTCCAGGACTGCGGCCATGGCGGCCTTGACGGCCTCGTAGTCGTCATCCGGCATGGAGACGCATTTCCCGATCAGGCCGTTGAAGCGCTGCGCGCCGAGGACGTCCTGTGTGAGCGTCAGGATGACGCGGTTCCGGTTGGGCATAGGGGCGGTGGTCCTTCCAGGGAGGGGCCCCGGCCGGGCGGGCCGGGGCCGGTGGCCCGGGCGGGGTGCCCGGGCCGGGGGTTGTGTTCAGGCGGTGAGGGTGAGGGCGGCGCGGTTCGCGTCCCGGTCAGCGGGTGAAGCAGTCGGCCACGGCCCGGCCGAGTTCCTTCATGGCCTGCCGCTTGTTCGGGATGGAGTCGCCGTAGTTGAGCCCGCCGTGGCTGCTCACGACCCAGCCGGAGAAGCCCGCGCCCTCCTTCTTGTAGAAGCGCGTCGCTTCGGCGATGACCTCAACCTCATAGGGCAGGCCCTGGCAGAGGACGTTCTCCAGAGCGACAGCCGGGTCAACGGTTGGGTCAGACACCCACACGGCGGTGACGATGAGGCCGTGGTCGACGTAGTGCACGTTCTCGGCGTTGTACGGACGGCGGGCAGGCTGCTCGGCGATGACCCTGCGGACGTCACGGGAGTGCCATTCGACGATGTCCTTGCGTAGGACGGCGGTCCCCTCGTAGTTGTCGCCGCAGTCGACGCGGACCGTCTTCTCGGTGACCTTGACGACCACTCCGGTGCGCACGTACAGGCCCCGTCCGTTGAATCCGGTCTCCCGGGTCATGAACTGGAGGCGGTCGCCTACGTGCACGTTGCGGGAGTCAACACCCTCAAACGTCTCGGTCCCGTCCGGGGCGCCGGTGACGGTGAGCTCCCGCTCCATGAGCGGGTGAGCGGGGCGGGCTGGGGTGGTGACCACGGGTCCTCCAGTTGTTCCGGGTTGTTCGGTGATGTTCAGCGGTGTTCGGCGATGTACGGCGGCCCGGGCGCGGTGCCCGGGCCGGAGGGGCGGTCAGGCGGTGAGGGCAAGGGCGGCGCGCTCCTCACGGAGGGCGCGTACGACGGTGCGGGCGAGCTGGAAGGCGGGGGCGCTGAGGGGGAGGCCGTAGAACATGCGGACCGCGGCGAGGAGGCCGTCACGCTCGGGGCCGGCGGGGAAGCCGGTGGTGTCCTCGGCAAAGTGGCGGATGGTCTCGAACGCGCGGCGGGCGCCGAGGCCGCCGGGGGTGTACGTGCGGCCGTTGTAGGTGAGCTCACCGGTGTTGTGGTTGTAGGCCATTGCGTGCTCCCTGGTGCGTCTCTCCGGTCGGGCCCCGCGCCCTCCCTGCACCTCAATACTGACACTGCGACTTTGCAAAGTCAACCCGCTTAACGGGAGTGGCGGGAGACGGGCCACCGGACCGGGGACGGTGTCCCCGCAGATCCGGCCAGGTGTCCCCCGGTTAGGCGGCCAGGGTCCAGCGGCCCTCCCGTAGGGCCTTGAGCCGCTGGAGCTGGTAGCCCATGCCGCCGGCGCCTTCCAGTGGGGCGGCGGCGGTGGGCCAGACCTGGCGGGCCGCCGCGGTGTACGCGGCGCCGGCGAGGACGATGACCTCCGCGGTACGGTCCACGCCGAGTTCCCGGGCCTGCGCGCGGAGTTGGTCGCCGGTGACGGAGCCGGGCTGTCCCATGCGGAGGTCGTAGGGGTCCAGGACGCGGTCCAGGGTGACCAGGCCGTAGAGGGCGGAGAGGACCAGGACAGTGGTCCCGGGGGTGGCGAGGGCGTCCACGGCCCTCGCGCACGCCCTATGGAAGCTGCCGATGTAGAGGTCACTGGCCGCCGCGGCGTGGGTCAGCTTGGAGGCGCCGCAGGGGATGACGATGACGCGGTCCTGGCGGACCGTGGCGGAGACGGGGGCGGGGGCGGGGAGGGCCAGGCGCGGGAGCTGGACGGCGACCGGGCGGGTGGCCAGGACGTGGCGGGC